GTATAGGACTGGATTTGATAATTTACAGAACATCTTAAGTATAGGTGGTAAGAAAATGGAAAAAGTCGGAAAAGCCTTAGCTATTGCTGATGTTGTTAGAACTGCTAGTAAATCTATTTCATCAACTATTTCATCAACTGCTGAGGCAAATGCAAAAGCAGTTGCTGCCAGTCCATTAACAAGTGGGATGCCTTTTGTTGGTATTAATACTGCTAAAGCTGCTTTATCTATTGGCTCAACTGTCGCAAGTGCTGCTAAAAGTATAAACTCTATTAAAGGAGATTCTAAAAGTGTAAGTGGTGGTGGTGGTGCTGCTGCTGGTGGTGGTGGTGGTTCTCAACCTCCAGCTTTTAACATTGTTGGAGCTTCTGATACAAACCAATTAGCTGATGCGATAGGCGCTCAAGAACAACAACCAGTACAGGCGTTCGTAGTGGCTAATGACGTAACAACAGCACAGAGTTTACAAAACAATATTGTTGAGGGTGCAACGATAGGATAATTACAAAATAAATTAAAAATCTTTATATAATAATATGCGAATAGTAGAACTGATATTAGACGAAGACCAAGAAATAGGAATTGAAGCTATTAGTGTAGTAGAGAATCCAGCGATAGAAGAAGACTTTATAGCTCTTAAATCCCAAGAGTTTAAATTTGCTGAGGTAGACAAAGAGAAGCGTATATTAATGGGTGCTTTACTTATCCCAAATAAGCCTATATACAGACGAAACGGAGAAGATGAGTATTATATATACTTTTCAAAAGATACTGTCTTAAAAGCCTCTCAAATGTATTTAATGCAAGGCAAACAAAACAACTCAACCTTAGAACACCAATACGAGTTAAACGGACTTAGTTTAGTAGAGTCTTGGATAGTAGAAGACAAGGTACACGATAAGAGCGTTAAGTATGGTATGGATTTACCTTTAGGTACTTGGGTTGGTGCTGTGAAAGTAAACAACGATAAAATCTGGAATGAGTTTGTTAAAACGGGTAAGGTCAAAGGCTTTAGTATAGAGGGCTACTTTGCTGATAAGATGGAAAGACCAAAAGAAACCATCAAAGATGAACTTGCTAAGATTGAAGAAGAAGAAGCTGAATACTTACTAGGACAAGTGAAAGCTATTATTAAAAACGATAAGCGAGTTAAGAGTGGTAAGAAGACAGTATTAGAAAGCTATTCAGATTATCCTAGTGGAGTTAAGAACAACGCTAAAAGAGGTTTAGATCTAAACGAGAAAGTAAATAACAAGTGTGCTACTCAAGTAGGAAAGATACGAGCTCAACAATTAGCACAAGGAAAACCAATATCAAAGGAAACTATAAAAAGAATGTACTCTTACTTATCAAGAGCTGAGGCTTATTATGATGAGGGAGATTCTAAAGCCTGTGGTACTATCTCTTATTTACTATGGGGTGGTAAAGCTGGAAAGCGATGGGCAGAAAGCAAACTAAAAGAACTAGGAGAGATTGAGTTAGCAAGTGAAGTAATAAATGACTCAATGGCTATTATAGATGATAGGTTAGCTTATTCAACAAAAGAACTTGCTATAAAGGCTGCACAAGATATTGGATGTGATAAATACCACGAACACGAATACGAGGGTAAGACTTGGTTTATGCCTTGTGAACAACACAACCTTAAAGCACCTTGTCAAGATGGGTATGAGCAATACGGAATGAAAATTAAAAACGGAAAGAAAGTTCCTAACTGTGTACCTATAAAATAAAGTAAATGAAAAACAAAACTAAAGAATTTATAACACCAAGCAAGACAAGTCCAAAAGGAAGCCGCAGAGGTGGTTGTTTATGTAAAGACAACACTTATAAAACTAAATGTTGCGACGGAAGTTTAAGGGCTCAAGGAATTGGCAACGTTTGAAAATGCAAAATTAATTTTTAACCATTATATATTAATATGAATACAAATGATATGATTAGTAAAATCAAGGAAGTTGTTGGCTTATCTGAAGAAGTTAAGCTAGAACAGCAAGCTCTAGAAAATGGAACTGTTATCGAAGCAGATTCTTTTGAAGCTGAAAGCGAAGTTTTTATTGTTACAGAAGACGAAAGAGTAGCATTACCAGTTGGAGATTACCAACTAGAAGACGGAAGAATTTTAGTAGTATCTGATGAGGGTATTATAGCTGAAATTAAAGAAGCTGGAGAAGAAGAAGTAGAGGAAGAAGTTGAAGAAGTAGAAGCTCAAGAAGAAGAAAAAGAAGAAATGGGCTATGCTACTAAAGAAGAACTACAAGAGGTAAGAGATATTGTTGAAGAAATCAAAGCAATGTTAGAGCCTAAAGAAGAAATGAGTTCTGATGACTTAGGAAACCTTATTACAGAAGAATTATCTAAGCACGAATTAAACGAAGTACCACAAGAGGTGCAAGAAGAATTGAATGAGCCAAGCGCTGAGCCTATTATGGCAAATCCAGAAGCTGGTTCAACAAACAAATCAAGTTTAAAGTTTGCACAAAATCGCAGACCCTCAACTTTAGATAGAGTATTAAATAAAATAATTAACAACTAAAATTAAATTAAATGGCTAATCCAACGATTACAAACTCTAGTTATGCTGGAGAATTTGCTGGCAAGTACTTAGGTGCTGCTTTATTATCTGCTTCAACATTAGATGCTGGAGCTGTAACTATTTTACCAAACATCAAGTATAAAGCTGCTATGAAAGTAGGGACTTTTTCAAACTTAGTACGTTCTGCTGATTGTGATTTCGATGCTACAACATCTGGACTTACTTTAACTGAAAAAGTACTAACACCAGCTGAACTACAAGTAAACTTACAAATCTGTAAGAAAGAGCTTCACGCTGACTGGGAAGCTGCTCAAATGGGCTTTAGTGCTTTTGACGAATTGCCACCATTATTCTCTGACTATGTAATTTCAAGAGTTGCTGCTGAGGTTGCTAACGCTACTGAAACTTCTATCTGGAGTGGTGCTTCTGGAGAGGGTTCTTTTGATGGCTTTGCTACTTTAATGGGTGCTGATGCAACTGTTGTAGATGTTGCTAAAGCTACTGTAACAAGTGCTAATGTAATTGCTCAATTAGGAGCTATTGTAGATGCTGCTCCATCAACTATCTTAGGAAAAGAAGATTTAACTCTTTATGTTTCAACAAACATTGCACGGGCTTATATAAGAAGTCTCGGAGGTTTTTCAACTAACATTGGTGCTAATGGTGTAGACAATAAAGGAACAACTTGGTACAATGGTGGTGAGTTATCTTTTGAGGGTATCAACATCTTTGTAGCTAAAGGGCTTGCAGACAACAACGCTGTATTAGCTCAGAAGTCTAACTTATTCTTTGGAACTGGTCTATTAGATGACAGAAACGAAGTAAGAGTTATTGATATGGCTGATACTGATGGATCTCAAAATGTTCGTATAGTAATGCGATATACTGCTGGGGTACAAACTGGAATAGGAAGCGATATTGTTCTTTATTCTTAATTACTAACTAACTGATATTAAGGGGTGGGCTAAAACTGCCTACCCTTTTTTATTTAAAACCAAAAAAATATGGCTTGTGCAATAACAAAAGGTAGAGGGATAGGATGTAAGACCGCCTTTGCTGGAATTAAAAATATTTACATCTTAGACTTTAGTGCTGCTGTAGCTGCTTTAGCAGATAGTAGTGGAACTGTAACACTACCAAGTAGTGGGGCTGAGTTCTTCAAGTTTGAAGTAAAAGGTGGTCAAACATCATTAGAAACAAGTGTAACATCTTCTAGAGAAAATGGAACTACATTTTATGAAAGTACACTAAACATTACTTTTCAAGTATTAGATGTAGCTACTCAAGAGGAGATTAAACTTCTAAATAGAGGACGTGCTCATTATGTAGCTGAACTTTATCCGAATGGTGCTGGAGTTACTAAGTATTTACTAATAGGTAAAACAAACGGAGCTGAAATTACTGGTGGAACTATTGTTTCTGGCGGTGCTCCTGGAGATATGCAAGGATTTACATTAACAGCAGTAGCAACAGAGGTAGACCCTCCATTCTTCTGTACTATTCCAGATGTAGCTTCTGCAACTTCTATCGTTCCAGCTTAGTAGATTATTTATATTTAAAATTAGCCTTTCCTTTTGGGAGGGCTTTTTTTATTTATATAGAATACAAAATAATTTAGTTTTGTTTATATATTAGTATGAAGTTAATAGGAACTAATGGGGATAAGGCTTTTAAGGTAATTCCAAGACAATTTATTAATGGTGCAATTACTGTAAAACTTACAAGCGAAAGCACTGGAGTATTAATAACTAAAACTCCTACTGCTTCAACTGATGGTAATTATATGACTTTTACTATCGCTTTTGGTACTTTAACAGAGGGAGATTTTTATACTCTTGAAATAAAGAATGGAACTGTTGTGATATACAAAGACAGAGTATTCTGTACAGACCAAACAATTAACCAAGTAAATAACGATTACTATTCTGTTAATGATGGAGAATATAACACAGAGGATAGTTTTGATAACGATTATATTATAATATGAACGATTTAAGAATTGTAAATTTAAGTAGTTACACAAGTCCAGAGATTATAGAGAAGTCTAATAAGCAATGGGTGGCTTATGGTAGTGATAATAATTTCTTTGCTCATCTAATCTCTAATTATGAGAATAGTCCAACAAACAACGCTATTATAAACGCTATTAGTCAACAAATATACGGACTTGGCTTAGATGCATCGGATTCAAATAGAAGACCAGAGCAATACGCTAAAATGATAACAATGTTTCACAAGGACTGTGTACAAAAGCTTTGTTTTGATTTAAAGCTAATGGGTCAATGTGCAATGCAAGTAATTTACTCAAAGGACAGAAAGACTATCGCTAAAGTTGCTCATATACCAGTAGAAAACTTAAGAGCTGAGAAGTGTAATGAAAAAGGAGAGATAGAGGGCTATTTTTATTCAGATGACTGGTCTAAGGTAAAACAAAGAACAGAATTAAAGAGAATACCATCTTTTGGAAGTAGTAACGAGAATATAGAGATTATATACGTTAAGCCTTACAGAGCTGGGTACAAATATTATTCAAGTCCAGACTATACAGGTTGTTTACAATGGTGTGAGATAGAAAGCGAAGTATCAAACTTTCACTTAAACAACGTACAAGGAAGTTTCAGTCCAAATACTCTTATCCAATTTAACAACGGAACTCCGAATGCAGAAGAAAGACAAAACTTAGAAAATAGAATAGCTCAGAAGTTTACAGGAACTGGGGGTAATAAGTTTATACTTGCTTTTAACGATAACCAAGATGCAGCAGCGACTGTTGAAACATTGCCTATTAGTGATGCTCACAACACTTATGAGTATGTAAGTTCACAAGCTACTGAGAAGATAATGGTAGGTCATAGAGTTGTTTCTCCTATGCTTTATGGGATTAAAGATGCTACAGGCTTAGGAAACAATGCAGAAGAATTAAAAACTGCTTCCATATTGATGCAAAATTTAGTAATAGCCCCATTCCAACATTTATTAATAGATGCGTTTGATACAATACTAGCTTACAATCAAATTAGCTTAAAATTATACTTTAAGACACTACAACCTTTACAATTTATAGATTTAGAGAATGTAGAAGATGAAGAAACAAAAGAAGAAGAAACAGGGGTTAAATTAAGCGAACAATTACCAGACGAGGTAGGAACAGCAATAGCTGATGCCTTAATTGACTTAGGAGAAGACGAAACAGAGCTTTTAAGCGACTTTGAGGTAATAGATGAGCGTGAAGTTAACTATGAAGAAGAAGTAGGCTTAGATGAGGTTATATCAGACCTTAATAAACCACAAGAAAAGAGTACACTTGCTAAGGTATGGGAATTTGTAAGCACAGGCAAAGCAACACCTTATAGAAAGAGTGAACAAGACGGCACTAGCAAACAAACTGATGAAAAAGGTAATGAGTTTTTAGTTCGTTATAAGTATAGCCCAGAAAGAACTAAATCAACATCAAGACAGTTTTGTTCTAAAATGGTAGGAGCTAAAAAGGTTTACAGAAAAGAAGATATAGAAGCTATGGAAGAAATAGCAGTAAATGCTGGTTTTGGTAAAGGTGGCTCAAGTACTTATTCTATATGGCTATACAAAGGTGGTGCTAGATGCTCTCATAAATGGCTTAGAAAGACTTATGTAAGGAAAGATGGAGATAGAGGTTTAGGAAGTGAGATAGGAACTACACAAGCAAGGTCAAGAGGTTTTAAACCAGAGGCTAATGCTAAAAAAGTACCAGTAGCTCCTAAAGATATGGCGTATAAGGGTTATACAGCAGCTTATTGGAATAAAATAGGATTTAGGAATTAATATGGCAACAGCATTATTTATAAACAGAACGGACTTAGTTAAAAACTCTATTATTGATGGCAATGTAGATACTGATAAGTTTATACAATTTATTAAGGTGGCTCAGCAGATAGATATACAAAATTTATTAGGAACAGAGCTATATAAAAAAATTGGTGCAGATATTACTTCTGGAGCTGGTGGAGGTACTGGTTTATCTGGTAATTATCTAACTTTAGTTAATGATTACGTTCAACCAACATTAATTTGGTTCGCTCAGATGAATTACATCCCTTTCGCAGCTTATCAAATAAAAAACGGTGGAGTGTTTAAACATAGTAGCGAAACAGCACAGAATGTAGATAAGAACGAGGTTGATTATTTAGTAAGTAAAGCTAGGGAATACGCTAACTATTACTCAACAAGAATGGTAGATTATTTGTCTTTTAATGATAATTTGTTTCCAGAGTATAATAATAACAGTAACGAAGATATTAGCCCAGATACAGATACAACTTTTAACGGATGGGTTTTATGAAGTATAAAGTAAAAGAAACAAACCTTATCAAACTAAAGAAATATATTGATGAGACATTAAAAGAAGAATTAAATAAAAAGAATAAAAAAATTAAAATATGAGCTGGGGTAAAATATATGACACTACTTATTGGGGATTACCAAATGAGAACGGATGGGGAGATATTTATTATGATGATGCTTATCCAAGCCCTACACCTTTCTTTGAAGTACTAGCAGAGAATGGAGATTATTTACTTACAGAGCAAGATATTAATATAACTTTAGAATAAAATAAAAAAAAATGGCAAATAAAAAATTTAGTGAATTTACAGTAAAAACCTCGACTTCTGATGTAGACTTCGTTGTAGGTTATGACGGAACAGACAATGTTAGAATAACACCAGCTAACTTAACTGGTGGTGGCGGAGCTTCTAGCTTAAATGGTCTTACAGATTGTTTAGTAGATACCGATAGTTTATATGTTGGAGAAGTACCAGCTGGTTTAAGTGGTAATCCTCAAGCAAATACTATACTAGGAATTGATGCTGGTAATGCTTTAACGAATGGAGCTAATAACACATTAATTGGAAATGATGCTGGGAAAGGTTTTACTGGTGGAACTGCTGTTTTTGTTGGTGCTTTAGCTGGAGAGGGAACTAGTACGGCAAATGCAACTGGTTGTATAGCTATAGGTTGGTCAGCTTTACGTGCAACACGAACTGGAAATGATAATATAGCAATAGGTTTTCAAGCTGGTAGAAGTATTGGCAATGGTGCTGCAAGTAATACAATGCTAGGTGCTTTAGCTGGTTATAGTAATACTGGAAGTGATACAGTAATGGTAGGCAAAGAGGCTGGTAGAAACAATACGGCTACTGGTCACGTTTCAGTAGGCTATCAAGCTGGTTTCTCAAACACTTCTGGAACTAATAACACAAATATAGGGTATAGAGCTGGATATGCTAATACTACTGGTGCGTTTAATGTTACGCTTGGATATGAAGCTGGAAGAAATAATACTGGTAACCATAATACATATCTTGGTTTTGAAGCTGCAAGAGCTAAAACAAGTGGTAATGACAATACAGTAGTTGGTTTTAGAGCGTTAGATGCAGAAACAACTGGGCAGAGAAATACTGCCATAGGTTATGAAGCGTTAGGCTCACAAGACCAAACTGCTGGTGCACACAATACTGCTGTTGGTTGGCAAGCTGACGACGGAAACACAAACGGATATTATAGAACAAGCATAGGTGCATCAACGGGTAGAGGTTCAGCAACTGGTACAAATATTACTAATATTGGTTATTCTGCGATGGAAAGCTCAAGCTCTGCTTCTAATGAGATTAATTTAGGCAATTCAAGTGTTGCAACTTTACGTTGTGCAGTTACTTCTATAACATCACTTTCAGACGAAAGAGATAAGTCAGAAATAAAGGATTTAGAATACGGACTTGCTTTTATCGATGCTTTACAACCAAGAGAATTTGTTTGGGATAATAGACCAGAAACTAACGGAGACGGAGAAGAATTTTTTAGTTCTAATAAAGGTAAAAAAGACTTTGGTTTTATAGCACAAGAAGTTAAAGAGTTAGATAACGATACTTTAAGATTAGTATATGACGAAAACCCAGAGAAATTAGAGTTAAGCTATGGGAAACTAGTACCAGTATTAGTACAAGCTATAAAAGAATTAAAAGCAGAAATAGAATTATTAAAATCATAAGAAATGTATAAAAACGTAATTACATCAGAAAATACGCCAGACAGCCACAAAGAGGTTATCACTTCGCAGATACCAGACCAATTAGCACAGATAGCTGACGAAGACAACGTAGAAGCAATTAAAGACCATTTTAAGTGGGTTTTAGCAAATGACTTTTATAAAGATGAGTTAAGCTCTGAGCAAATAGCAGAAATGGAGTCTCACTTAGATAGCGACTACCAAGACGAATACGAAGAC